CGGCCTCTTCTTGGGTAGGAAACACGCCTCTGATTTTCAGTCCTCTGACGGAAGTCTGGAACGCATGTTCCCTGCTAAACTGTTCGTTCATTTTTTCTTCATGTTTGTCCATGAAATTCTTGTAATCGTCTTCGATGCCGCTTTTTCTTAGTTTAGACGTTTCTTCTTTTACGAAATCGTTGAAATCGTCTATCAGATTGTTGACATCGAGATTATATTTGTAGGAGATGAAATGGATGAATTCAAAGTATCTTTCCATAGATTTAGAGAATTCCCATTGTTTGATAAATTGGTCAAACAAATATACCTCCCTCTTCTTCAAGATTTTCTCCGGGGATACGAAAGACATACAGGCGAATTTCTGTCCAGCGATCGGCTGATCTTCATCACAGAGGTCCACGTACTTTTCGTTTTTTTTGCCGGTTTCCAATATTTTCTTTTCAAAGAATGACATATTTAGTAAAATATAATGGAAAGATTTATTTAAATCATTTGAAGAGGAATATTATTATTTTAGCAAATTCATAGAAAATATTTTGTTAGAATATAATATACTCTTTAAAATGAGCAACGTCTTTGATTTCAATGAGTTGGTTAAGCGCGCCATCAAGTACATTATTGAGGGTCTCGCCGTTGCCATCTGCGCTTACGCTATCCCCAAGAAGGCTCTTAATGTCGAGGAGATCGTCATTATTGCTTTGACCGCTGCTGCCACCTTTAGCATTCTCGATGTCTTCATCCCTGCCATGGGAACATCCGCTCGCGGTGGTGCCGGTTTCGGTTTAGGAACAAATCTCATCGGCGGTCTTCGCATGATGTAAACATATACACCGACATAATTATGTGATATGAAATATTATTTGTTGTTGAATAAATAACAAACAATATATGTTATGTTCTCTTTCTAACTGGTAGGTCTAGTGGTACCGCTACTCGATGTGGCAACCGATGTGGTACCGCTACTCGATGTGATACCGCCACCCGATGTAGTACCGCTACTGGTTGTATTATTTGCGGTAGTCAATTTCGGAGACGTCGTAGTACCATTTGGTGTAGTGGTAACAGAAGGACTACGGTTTAATTTACCTGGACAGTTACCGTAACATTTGCCCCGGTAATAGTAGTAATCTATATTGATATCACTGTAAGTAGTATACGGACCACGTTTGTTACCGGGAACACACTTATCGTTTCCGACGTAAACGCACGAGGAGGTTAAGCCGCAAGTTTCGTTATCGAGGGTTTTACAGACCTTTTCCATTTCCAAAGGATTTCTGTTGAAATAAATTTCGTTTAGGTAGTCGTTCTCGTCCATTAGATAGGATTTATATAAAAAAGATGAATTCAAAAAACTGTATTTAGGAGTTACCTGATCCGTATTGTAGAGGGAGTCGTAATTGAAAGAAGCGACCAATGGTTGTTTATATCGATTTTCGCGTCCAGTATTAGAACCGTATAGATCATTTTGATAAACAAGATTTTCATTTTCATAATCTGTAACGCCACCACCACTGCCACCACCACTGCCACTGCCACTTTTAAAGAATGGAGATACAGTGGATGAAGGATTAGGTGTAGGAGAACCAAGCGGTACCGAAAATGCTATTATATTATTGTTTGTGTCATGTAGTGCACCCCTTTCGTCAAATTTTCCTACAAATAAACCATTATTTATGAGTAAATTATTTACAAAAATACCAACAATATTTATTTTCTCGTCGATTACTTGTCTCATATTTAGAGACTTACTGCTTGCGACAACACCAATAGTATTGCCTTGCAAATCATTTATATAATTTCGATTTTTATCGAAAGATCCCAATATATTATTGTTGTAGTCAACCGGATTATTATTCGGATCGATGACACCGATAATGGATTCGTAATCGGTACTATAAACCATATTGAATTCAAACGAACGACTACCGGAGCCGACAATAAAAGGGTCGTTCGTTTTCAAAGGATTTGCTGTTGGGCTTTTAGTGCGAGAAAACGCGATCACTATACCATCAGTATCAGTTAGAGAACCATTCTGGTTAAATCTACCAAGAGGAGTACCGGCATTCTTGGAAAACCAATTATAATTTAAAGTGTTAGTGGCGTAATTGTAAATACCTATCGGATTGAGTGTTTCGTCCATAATTGATTTTCCGTCCATGTCACAACATGTTCTTTTACGTCCAATTGGTGCATTATTCCAATCATATATAAGACTGTATGAATTTTCTGTGAATGATGGTCCCATGATATTATTATTGAAATCGATTGGATTGTTATTATCGTCGATTGTACCGATGATGGCATCTAAATCTTCACTATAAATAAATTTTACATAATCATGTTCACAATTTATACCTTTAGTTGTATTTTTAGGTGTAGTACCAGATGCAGTACCATTAGGTGTAGTATTTTCAGCTGTAGAACCAGTAGAGGGGGGGGTATTACCGAGAGCCGCGGTCATATAAGTGGTATTGGAAGCAGAAGTATTGGAAGCAGAAGTATTGGAAGCAGAAGTTTTGGAAGCAGAAGTAATGCCCTCTCGTACTTGTCCTCGTCGGTCTAAAAATATAAATCCAACAATAATACTAATAATTAGAGTAGCCAATAAAAAAAATACATATTTCATCTGTATAATATCAACAGATAAAATATACCACCTAAATGTCATAATATGGCGAATCGTGGATTTTCATACCACAATATTCTTGTGGATCATTTTTATAATCCACCGGATCATGAATTCCGCTTTCTTTCGCGTTTTCGAGTAAAAATTTAAAATTTTGCCAAAATTCGGGTTGATGTCCTATGGATTTCGTCATAACGTGCGCCAATTCGTGAATAGACACGAACGTGAGAGTATCAACATCAATCAAATCGTTGTCATCTTTCTTCTTTTTATTCAGACAAAACGCGATTTTCTCGCCCTTGTTCTCACTGTATGCAGTAAACTCGCTGGTAGGTAAAGTTTCCATCACTTTCTTAGGATTGAAACCTTTTACCAAACGCTTGACGCTTTCCAAGTCGGAGAATTTATCACCCATATATTTGACTAAATTTTTACATTTCTCGGTAACGGTAGCCAATAAGTCGGCGGCAATCTGCAGTTTCTCGCGTTCTCGAACACAATATTTATTTCCATCAATTGTAGAAACAATACACTTCAATTGAAAACTATCCTTATTGTCGTAATAAATATATACGGATGCGAATAAAACTAGACCCACTAAAAAATATCCTAAGAAATCGCCTTTACTCATGTTCTCTATATCTATATATCTATAATACATTATCCTACAAAATTATCAAATTCTTTTTTGACGGAAGTTTGCGACGGTAAATGTTCTCCCATCATGCATACTGACATAAGTTCTCTTTTCATATATTTTTTAATGACTGTGTTCATATCTTGACAGGTAATATTCTCGTAGTATTTTTTGAACATGTCGCGATAGGGGACGATGTTCTCTTTTCCCATGAGAAATTCAGTGCCATTATATTCACACGAAGTATTAATGTCTTCTTGTTCGATTAAGATGCTGCCCCTAATAAATCCCTTTACAATTTTCAACTCTTTTTCGTCGACACCATTTTTCACTAAATCATTCAAAAGGGCCACGAAAGAAGGCAACAGTCCGGTTCCGATACCGTTGTTTCCTTTGAAAATTAGCCGCTGATCCGTCTGCGTAAAAATGGTGAAATCGCCGTATTTATCGAAATAATTCGTTTCTATATCTGACGAATAGATGAGCCCCTTTTTTTCGCGTAATTTCATGAAAATGCGTCCACTCATTGTTCCGGATAATAGATGTTGAAGAACATCCAGTTTCCATCGATCGTCGCTGTGAATGCTGCAGACGCGAAAACCGACCGTCAACAGAAAATTGTCGACACCCCTCTTCTTAATCAAGTGGTATTGAATATCGTGTTGAGGACGCAACTCGTTCATAAGTAGTCCCACACCCGGAGCCTCACTCAGCCCCACGCGTTTGATAAAATACGATTTCTTGATGTATTTATCGACGGTTTCCGCGGCTACGTCGGTAACAATACTAAATATCATATTATTAGGAACATAATATTTCCTGTAGAATTCAACAACGCCTGTACGTGGAAGGGCTGAGCGTTTTTTCAGGTGATAGGATGAAGTATCGACCGGATATTCAAACTGAGTTCCAGTGTAGATTAATTTGTCGGTATAAGTGTAGATTTGATCTTCCGCGTCATTTTCGTTATCGATGTTTTCTTCAATCACGACTTCATGTTCTTTGTCGTATTCGTTTTTGGGGAAAGTGGAATTCAACATCATGTCGGAAATAATGAGGATTAGTTTTTCCAGATATTTACTTTCGCATTTGAATGAATAACAGGTGTATCTTTTGGTGGTAAATGCATTAAAGTCGGCACCTATTTTGTCGTATTCTATGAAAATTTCATTTGCTGTTGCGATATTTTTGGTTCCTTTGAAACACATGTGCTCAATCATGTGCGAGGCTCCGCGAATATCATCGGTTTCGTGGATGGATCCAACATCACAGAATACGTTTACGGCAGAAACGGGGAGAACATTTTTGGATTTCTCATAAATAATACGGAACCCGTTTGGGTATTTTTTCCTAAACATTATATAATATAATATGATATGATAACATGATTTTTGACTGTAAAAATCATATTACACTAGCGCTTAATGGGACGGTGAATAACCAATCTCAAGAGGAATTCTTCCAATATCGGCTTCAATAGTGCTTAAATTCCAAGGGCCGATATCTTGTTTGGGAATGATGGGGTCAGATCTTAGTTGGAGATTGGGGTTACGCAAAGTCTGACCGATGGTGTCGAGACCGATGTGGTATCCGGCCTGGAGAAGATCGGGCATCGTGATATTACCCTGGTTCATGGCGGTGGGGTTCAATGCTGACCATTGTGAGTTCTGATCTTTCGGGAGTAGATCGCTGGGGGAGGCAGTCTGTTGTAAAAAGGGAGAACTACTGTTACTAGTTACTGTACTGCTCACAGGAGCACTACCACTTGACACAGAGGGTTGGATAGTAGGCTGAAGACGAGCCTTTTTAGGAGGGGTTACCTCTTGCTGCTGCTGCGGCATAATATTGCTAGATGAAGATGGCGAAGCCCCAGCACCCGGAAAATTAGAGTATTCTTGAAGCGTCTCTCTTGACATACCCTTCGATCCAGAATAAGATATTAAAACCCACGACAGAAGAATAAATACGGATAAAATAAGAATTCTTTCTTTGGTGAAGAACTTGGATAACCCACTTTGAATTTGTTTAAACATTCTGTTTATATAAACGGTGGATAAAATTATTTATACAATTCCATTTAAAAAATCGCTAAAATAGTTCATAATAAGCCTAGATCGAATTTTATTGTAATTGTTCTAAATCGCTTTCATCGCTATCCGCGATATCATCCAATTTATACGTGTTTTTTATATGTTTTGCTTCTAAATAAGCGGAAAGGGCGAACTCACGGGCGATTTTGGCCTTTTTTTTGGCGTCTTTGTACATATTATAATAAATTTCGTTTCGCTCTTTTATATGAACAATTTCTTCAGTCAAATTGTCTAAAGAGAAATCGATTTCTTCTAGATCATTCGTTTTTTCTAAATTGTTTTCTTTCTCTAAAATAATATTTTCGGTTTCGGTTGATGTTTTAGACCATTGCGTATCCAAAGTGCGCAAAGGTGTATCATTTTCTTCCGGCGCCTGTAGACCCGCATCGAAACCCGCATCTTTTTCCACAGTATTCATATCAGGTGTAACCACCGCTTCATCAGGTAGTATTTTTAGTTGAATATTATTGACAACCTTATCCTCTACAGTGTCGGTCGTTGTAGCAGCAACCGGTGTAGTCAACAGGACCTTTTCGAATATATTATTCTGTTTCAAACACATCATCTGTTTCAATTCGATTTCGATTTGAAAACTTTTGGAGGAACATTTAATTCCGCTTATTTCCAAAATAGTCATGACATTTGTATGCTCGTTTATTTTACTCAACTCGACATCATTGCCGTTTTCATCGTAGATTTTCAACAGAGGTTTTCCTAAACCTACCAATATATTTGCCCGAACACTACAATATTTTCCGGATTTATAGATTTTGATCGCCGATGTGAAATAGTTTTCGATGTCATCCATTTCCATGTCCCCTTCAAACCATTGTGATCTATTATTGTATATCGTTTTTTGACAGTAACTTTCCAGGTTCTCCATCCATCGAATAAAATTCTCGTTTTCGTTGGTAAAAATAAGATCTGTGTAAAACTTCTTTCCAGATTTCAAGATGCCCTGTTTCGTAGAACATTTAGGAGGTTGAATATAAAGATGAGTGTTATTTATCAAGAACCGGATGAAGAAATTACCGTTTGAAATGGAGACCGGTGTCGAAAGAACTAATTTGGTAAAATCAAAGTCATCATTTGTTTCATATATGTCTTCCATAATGTAATGTTCTCTTTTACCACATTTTTTCTATATCTGTTATTCGATAAATAACAATTCGTTTATTGTGGATGTAAAAATTGTGTTGGACAGATATACCCGACATGAAAACATGGAAAGAGAATTGTGTTGAATTATTGAAAAATGAAGATGTACGTAATTACATGAGAGAATTTATTCGTCCCGTTTGCCAGATTATTTACAACGAGATTTATCTTTACATCTGGGTTATATGCTTTTACAATTTTATAATTCTGTTTCTATTGATTTTCAATCTGTACTTATTGTTCATTGATCGAAAAGAAAAAACATAAAAAGACTTTAGCAAGAAAGAAAATGTGCGTATATGTTATATGAACAGTAGTTTGCCAACAGTCGCTCACGACAATAAGTTACCTCCTCATGGTGGTATGACGCATAATAATAATCGTTTGACACCTAACCCAGATATGATAAAGGGTGGTGGTAATAGTGCGGAATATTCCGCCGCGGTTTATGGAGATATGCATAACCAAAAGGCAATGTCCACTGGACAGGACGGTAACTCGAACAACGAGATCGCGTATGATCTTCAGAAGGCCGTGTCTCTCAGAGGAGGATCTAGGCGACGCAGAAAAAACGGTAAAAAGAGCCGAAAGACTAAACGAAAGTCCAACAAAAGGAAAACCAATCGTCGCAGAAAATAAATCTTTCCATATAATATAGCAAAATGTCAGCTTGGACCGATTTCGTAACCAGTCATTACAGACAAATGTCGAAGACCAATCCCAACTATAAATTCAAAGATGCTTTAGTCGATGCAGCAAAGGAGTACAAGAAAAATGGCGGAAAAAACGAAAAGAATAAAACCAGCGTCAATAAGAAGAGGCGTTCCAGCAAAAGAAGATCTCGCAAGAATAGAGTGTAAAAAAATGAGAACATATAGTATATGACAAGTTATCTAGAAAAAATACTATATCAAACCGGAGACGACGGTAATATTATTCAATACGCAGGTTATCCAATAACTCAATTTATCCAGAACGAAGATGTTATTTTAGGAGGGCAAACCAACGTTGGAATATCGCGATTAGATGGACTAACTATTCCTGTTGGGCTATACTCATACAAAGAAAAGGCAATACAACAATGTGACGATAAACCATCGATTGAAATGGAAATTACTGTTATAGAAGAACCGATTTATCAGAAACTGTTGGATAATATTGGTGATACCAACAGTAAAAAAAGAACAAAACGAAACAAGACGACGAAGAAACGAAAACCTTGATATATCTATCTAGATAACTAGATAGATATATGGTAACTCACACTTACCATTCAGACCATTTTTTATTATTGTAAGGATTAAGCTTTGCATTCTCTTTTATTTTTTGCCACATGTATGCTTTTCTTTCTAGATCCACGTCTTCGGATGTTTGAGGAGAAGTTGATGTAGGAACGTCGGCGTATATTTTATCCTCTTCAAAATCGATGGGTCTATTTGGTTTTATCCCGTAACAATTTACACCAAAGTGAAGATAAGGATTTTCAATATATCCACCGTTAACGCCGGGTACTCCACAGTTGTCTTTGTTTTCTGGGTATTTTTGTAACTTATCCCAAGACGATTTTTGTGTAGGGTAGTAAATGTTTTGTCCTTTTGACCAGCCATAATTACACCATTCCGCACCATCTTTATGTGCATCTTGGATTTGGTCGTAAGTAGCTAATTCCGCGCCAAAGGCTGTACATAATTCTTGTGCATCATCGTAAGTATATACGTTATCGAGTATATTAAATACCTCTTTTTTATCCATTCTTGCTTTGGTAGTAAACATGGGTGTTGATTGCATTGATGTAGTGATACCCGGTGTAAATCCAGGTGTTGATGGTGCGCTGCTAGACGAAGTTATTGGTCCTGTAGTAAATCCTTCTGAAGTTGTATTGCGAGGAGTAGTTGTGGTGCCAGCGGTAGTTGTGTTACCTGTGGGAGTAGTAGTGCCTGTGGGAGTAGTAGTGCCAGCAGTAGTAGTAGTGCCTGTGGGAGTAGTGGTACCAGCGGGAGTAGTGGTACCAGCAGGAGTAGTAGTTCTGCCAGAAGTAGTGGTACCAGCAGGAGTAGTGGTACCAGTGGGAGTAGTGGTACTAGAGGGAGTAGTGGTACTAGAGGGAGTAGTGGTACCAGTGGGAGTAGTGGTACCAGTGGGAGTAGTGGTACTAGAGGGAGTAGTGGTACCAGTGGGAGTAGTGGTACCAGTGGGAGTAGTGGTACCAGTGGGAGTGGCAC